TCCTTTCCGTGCACTTCGTATGCTGGGGGGCGCAGCGCGCAATTTCGCCAGCGACAGGGCCGTTTTTTTGGGAGTCCACCCCGCGTGGAGTCCACCCCTGAACCGGAAATAACCACGCAATAACAGTGGCTTGTAAGGTGGACTCCGGGGTGGATACCCTGGACTCCGGAGTCCAGCGGGAATCCAGCTTGGAGTCCAGTGAAGTCCGCGCTGAAGGAATTCATCCTGGCGCCCGGTTCGGCGACACCTCCTCCCAGAATTGCCGCCGAACCCACGCTCGCCTGAGTGTATCGATGCCACCGAAGCCGATAGCAGCGTGCAGCGCATCCCCTCCGGTTGCGCCACTGGGCACCAATACAGAATCCGAATGTAACAAGATTTCATGCTGCTGTCGCGCTTTGCGTTGCACCGAAACCGATCAAACAGGATCACACGCACATGACCCTCGCCTTCGCCCCCGAGCGGATCGAGCACTGGCCGCTGGCCAGGCTCCAGCCCTATGCCCGGAACGCCAAGCAGCACGGTGCGGACCAGGTGGCGAAGCTGGCCGCCAGCATGGCCGAGTTCGGTTGGACCGTGCCGTGCCTCGTGGGTGAGGATGGCGAGCTGATCGCGGGCCATGGCCGCGTGCTGGCCGCAACGCAGCTCGGGCTGACCGAGGCCCCGGTGATCGTGCTTGGGCATCTGACCGAGGCGCAGCGGCGGGCGTATCGCATCGCGGACAACCGCCTCGCTGAAAGTCCTTGGGACGAAGCGCTGCTGTCGGCGGAACTGAACGAGCTACTGGCGGAGGATTTCGACCTGTCGCTGGTGGGCTTTTCCGACGGCGAGTTGGACAAGCTGCTGGCCTTCGAGCCGGAGGATGACGGTGAAGAAAGTGGTGGCGCTGGCAGCACAACGCCGCCGGTGGTGATCCCCGAACCGCCGCGCAATCCGGCGTCGCGGACGGGCGATCTGTGGATCCTTGGTGATCACCGGCTGCTCTGCGGCGACAGCACCAGCGAAACGGACGTGCGCCGCCTGATGAATGGCGAGCGCGCGATCCTGTTCGCGACCGATCCGCCATACCTTGTGGATTACGACGGCTCGAACCACCCGACACGCAACAAGGACTGGAGCCAGAGCTACGGCAACACGTGGGACGACAGTTCGCAGGGCGCGGAACTCTACGACGGCTTCATCTCCGCCGCCGTGGCTGAGGCGATCACCGAGGATGCCGCGTGGTATTGCTGGCACGCGTCGCGCCGGCAGGCGATGCTGGAGGCCTGTTGGGAAAAGGCCGGGGCCTTCGTGCATCAGCAGATCATCTGGGTGAAGGATCGCGGGGTCCTGACCCGGTCGCATTACCTCTGGAAGCACGAGCCCTGTTTCATGGGCTGGCGCCGTCCGAACCGGCCGCCAAAGGTCGCCGAGCAAACGCTGCCTTCGACATGGGAAATGCCCAGCTTCACCAAGGACGAGCGTCCCGACCATCCGACGCCGAAGCCGCTGGACGCGTTTGGCATCCCGATGCGGCAGCACGTCGCGCGGGGCGGTCTGGCCTACGAGCCCTTCGCCGGCTCGGGCTCGCAGATCATGGCGGGCGAGGCCAACGGGCGGCGCGTGTTCGCGATGGAGATCAGCCCGGCCTATGTCGATGTCGCCGTGGAGCGCTGGCAGGCGGACACTGGCAAGGACGCGATCCTCGACGGCGACGGCCGGACTTTTGCCGAGGTGAAGTCGGAGCGGCTTGGCGACAAGGCAGACGCTGCCGCCTGATGGCCGTCTACTACAATGATACCGATCCCGCCGCCTGTGCCTGGCTGCGGGAACTGATCGCGGCCGGGCTGCTGCCCGCGGGCGAGGTGGATGCGCGGTCCATCCTCGACGTCACGCCGTCGGACCTGCGGGGCTTTAAGCAATGCCATTTCTTCGCCGGGATCGGCGGCTGGCCCTACGCGCTGCGCCTCGCGGGCGTCGCCGAGGACCTGTCGGTCTGGACCGGCTCACCGCCCTGTCAGCCCTTCAGCCAGGCCGGGCAGCGCAAGGGACAGGACGATGACCGCCATCTCGCCCCCGCCTTCCTGCGGCTCGTCGCCGCCTGCCGACCCGGCCTCGTCTTCGGCGAACAGGTCGCGAGCGCGGCCGTGCTCGGACGTGTTGGCGCAGCGTCTCGAAAGCCGGCTGCGGGTGCAGATGACTGGGCGTGGTTCGACGCTCTGGCGGATGCGCTGGAAGCGGCATCTTACGCCGTCGCGGCGGCCGATCTGCCGGCTACGGGCATCGGCGCGCCGCATATCCGCCAGCGGCTGTTCTTCGGCGCCTTCGCCATCGATGCTGCCGCAGGCAGGTTGGGCGACGGCATCTGCGCGGGATCACAAGGACGGGTCGGAGTGCCCGGCGGTGCCGATCAACGCGCTGCTCGGTCGGCAGGTCTGGCTGGCGGGCTGGCCAACGGCGATGGCCGGATCACCGGCGACGGACAGCTACAACGCGGCGGGCAACACCGATGCCAGCCGCAGGACGGTGAAGCTGGTCGATTGGTCCAATGCGACTGCGAGCCTGCCGGGACCGGCGCGACGGACGGCATCTGGCGTGAAGCTGACTGGCTCCTCTGCCGCGATGGCCGCTGGAGGCCCGTTGAACCCGGAACATTCCCGCTGGCTGATGGGGTATCCGGCCGAATGGGGCTCCTGCGGGGCTACGGCAATGCGATCGTGCCGCCGCTCGCGGCGGAATTCGTGAGCGCGTTTCTCGAATGCCTGCCTAAGGGGACGGGATCAAGCAGACGCGTACCATGTCGGTGATTGTGGCCGCGACGAATGTCGTCGTCGGGTACGGGCTCGCCGTTGTAACTAAGAACCTGAAGATCCGGGTAGCCTTCACGATTGCGAGCCTCGCCAAATCCTATGCGCTGAGGCGGCTGTTCGCGGCAGGAAAGATGCGATGACACATGGGCAGCGATGCAGGGCCTGTCGGCCGCCTGGGTTCACCTCGGCAACTTGGTAATTCCTTGCTTTTTTGGGGAAAGACGGCGGTGACGCAGGGAGGAGGAGAGCGCCACCGCCATATTTTGAAGACTTAGGGAGGAGGAAAAGCCTTCGTTTTTGTAGGTAACGTCTATGGACGTTGATCGAAAGACCAAATGCTGCAATGCAGCATTGTAGACTGTGCAATGCTCAATAATCAGGCAGGACTGTGGCTCGATTGCCCAAAAATGAGGTGACTTCTCTTGGGCGCTTCAGGAATACTTATGGAATACAGAAACTGAGGACGCCGCCGGGTGCCACAAACGCTTACCATGTCGCTTATTGAGGCGGCGGCAAACGTTGTCGTCGGCTACGTTTTGGCCATCGCCACGCAGATCGTCGTGTTCCCATGGTTCGGGATCGAGGCCGCAATTGGCGAGCATCTGGCGATCGGTCTCGTATTCCTCGCAGTCTCGCTGATCCGTGGCTACCTGCTGCGGCGGTTGTTCGAGCGCCTACGGTTTGTCGCATTGCGCCGTTGACCCGTCCGCCCGGTTCGGTCAGTCACGCCATCGACAGCTGCGGCGACGGTGGGTGACATGGGACAGCAGGAACATATCCGAGAAAAGCTCGAAAAACTGGAGGCGCTCTTCGCGCGCGGCGCAACCGAAGGCGAGCGCGTGGCGGCCGGCGCCGCGCTCGATCGTCTGAACAGCCGTCTCGATACAGGCGCGCAGGAAGAGAAGATCGAGTTTCAATATTCGCTCCCGGACGTTTGGGCGGTGAAAATCTTCGTGGCGCTGTGCCGCAAGCATGGCGTGCATCCGTATCGCTATCCGCGTCAGCGTCGCACCACGGTGATGGTGAATGTTCAGAAATCGGTGTTCGAGCAAACCGTGATGGCCGAGTTCGAGATGCTGCATGCGGAACTCGTGGCGTACTTCAAGGATACGGTCGATCATCTGATCGCCGACGCCATGAAGTCCGATGGCGAGGATGCAAACCTCGAACGGCCCCAGATCGGTCGATAAAAAAAGGGCCAGCGCGTGGCTGGCCCGAGTTGAGACAGGCGAAGCGGTGCGCAGCACCACTTCGGGCAATTGAGGTTTCATACAGGCGCAACCTCATCGGTCAGCATCACGATGCCGGACGATTCTGCAACAAGCATCGAGGCTTGCGGCACAATAGGTCACCCGGAGGTCACAGGGTGCTGGGTTCAATTTTGTATACGCGCCCCCGATCCGCGATCTTCTCGGAGGTGATCGTCAGCCCGAGCTTCTTCTTCAACGCGCCGGACATTGCCCCTCTCGCAGTGTGTGGTTGCCATTCTAATGCTGCCACGATCTCGTCGATGGTCGCGCCGCCCTCGGCGCTGAGCATCGCGATCAGCGCTTCCTGCTTGGTGCCGCTGCGGCGGCGCACGGGCTGCGGGGCGGCCTCGGCCTCCGGCTGGCCAGTGCCCTGCGTGTCAGGAGCGTCCGTGATCCCGAGGGTGCTGTAGGCCAGCGGTGTGGCGCGCAGCGTGACGGGCCCGCGGTCTTCGTCGTGCCGGTACACGGTGTTGAGGTCGGTGGCGGGGATTTCCTCGATCAGCCCCTGCTTCAGCAGGCTTTTGCAGACATTGCCGACGGCACCGCCCTTGAGGCCGGTGGTGACGGGAAACACGGCCCCGTCCTCGCGCGCGCAGGCGGCGGACAGGATGACGGCTTGGGCGTCGGATAGCTGGATCTGGGTCATGGTTGGTCTCCGGTTTGGGCCCTTGCGACATGCAAGGGCTTCTATCGGGTGAAGCCCACCGTGAAGGCGGGCTGTCCGGGATAAGGGCCGGAAGGGGTTAGCCGACGTATTCGCCTTCGCCGAAGGCGCTGTCTGTGATGCGCTTGAGCAGGCTGGCGTAATGCTCGAGCGTGCCGACCATCGCCCAGCCCACCTCGTCGGGGTGGGTCTCGAAATGATCGTCGCTGAGCGCCTGCAGGCGCGCGAGCCTCTCGTCGATCTCTGCTTTCTTGCCGATGAAGGCGGCGAGCGCGGCTTGCTTGTTGCGCCGCGCCTTCTCGGCGCGCAGCTGGTGGCGGGGTGTGGTTTGCGGGTTGAGGCTGGTCATGGCGTGGCTCCTTGGGGTGAGTTGCATCGTTTTGGTGAGACCACCATCGCTCTGCCGGTCCGATTATCGTAGGTAAATCAGCGCCATAAGATTGCGTTCTGCTCATCCGATTCGATCATCATCGATCAGCGCCGCTTGATCCGCCTCGTGCCGCTGGGCCGCGTCGGGCGGGTCGCGATGCGCGTTGACCATGGCCACGAAGAGCGCGCGACTGATGGCCGCCACATCGTCAGCCCCGGCGCTGGTGAGATGCACATCGTGAATGGCGATGGCCTCGCCCAGATCGGTTAAGACATAGAGCGTGGCGAACTCCGCCTCGGGCGGGTCGCAGGTGACGGTGTTGCGATCATCTCGGCTGACCGCGACACTGCGGCAGGACCGCAGGTCAAATCCAATGGCGCAGTTGCGGCGCACGATGTCGTCGAGGGTCTCGCCATCAGGCAGGCAGTTGCAGGACATGTCCATCGGGACCTCCTTCAGATCAGTTGCACACTCGCCAGAAACGCGCTGGCGGCAGCAAGCTGGGTGGTCGGCAGCTCGATCTTGATGTGCGAGATCACGTCCGAGGCCTCGGCCGTGAACCCCTCGTCACGCAGCGCGGCCTCGATCATCCGTGCGGCAGCGTCGTGGTCCTTGAGGTTCAGTGGATCGGGCAGCGCGGCGTGATCGATTCGGATGGTGGTGATGGCGGTCATGGTCGTGTCCTTTCAGGCGTTGGTGGAAGCGCAGCGTCCGGCATCAAAGGCTGCTTCCAGCGCGGAGCGGATTGCCCAGACGGCGTGCTCGTGGAAATCGAGACTGTCAGCGTTCCGGGTCTCGAGGGTATCGAGAAACAGGTGGCGTTCCGCGATCTCGAGAAGCAGCGCATCGCGATCATGATCCGGCGTGGGGTTTTCCTGGGTGGTCATTGGGCTCTCTCCGATCCTGATGCGTTTCCCGGATCCAAGACTCGCTCGACCGGACAGCGTAATCAACTGAAATCGCAGTAATTCCATTGCTTTATCGGAAGGTTGTCGGCCAATGCAGGGCATGAGCGAGCGCGGCTACGCGGCCCGCGTCGGGCTGTCGCGCGGGGCCGTGCAGAAGGCCAAGGAGGCCGGGCGGCTGGTGCTGCACGAGGATGGCAGCATCGATGCCGAGGCGTCTGACAAACGACGCGCCGAGACGACCGACCCGTCCAAGACCAGGAAGGCTCCTGCGCCAAAGTTGAAGCCGGTGCCCGAAGCGGCGGTCTCCGCAGTTGGTGAGACCCTGCGCGAGGAAGGGTTGCCGAGCCCGGGCGGCGGTGGCACGACCTTCCTGCAGGCGAAGACCGCCAACGAGGTGATGAAGGCGCAGGAGCGGCGGCTGCGGCTGCAAAGGCTCAAGGGCGAGCTGGTCGACCGGGCCCGAGCGGAAACGCTGATGTTCCGGCTGGCACGGGACGAGCGCGATGCCTGGGTGACATGGCCTGCGCGGGTCGCGGCGCTGATGGCGTCGGAACTGACCGCGGCGCTCGGGGCCGGCTACGAGGTCGAGGCCGCGGTGATGCAGAAGGTCCTGGAAGCCCATGTCCGCGCGCAACTCGACAGCCTCGCCGATATCCAGCCCCGGCTTGGGTGACGATGTTGCCGAATTCGACGGTGCGACGGACCTGATCCGTGCTTGGTCGCGGGGCATCCGGCCCGACCCGAACCTGACTGTGTCGGAATGGGCCGACCGGCATCGCTGGCTGTCCTCGCGCGCCTCGGCCGAGCCGGGGCGCTACCGCACCGCGCGCACGCCTTACATGCGCGAGATCATGGATGCGCTGTCGCCCGGCAGCCCGCACCAGCGGGTGGTGTTCATGAAGGCCGCGCAGGTCGGCGCGACGGAGGCGGGAAACTGTTTCATCGGCTTTGTGATGCACCACGCGCCGGGTCCGATGCTGGCGGTCCAGCCGACGGTGGAGCTGGCCAAGCGCAACTCGCGCCAGCGGATCGATCCGCTGATCGAGGAAAGCCCGGAGCTGCGCGAACGGATCAAACCGGCCCGGTCGCGCGACGCGGGCAACACCATGCTGTCGAAAGAATTCGCGGGCGGCATTCTGATCATGACCGGGGCCAACTCGGCCGTCGGGCTGCGCTCGACCCCGGCGCGTTACATCTTTCTCGACGAGGTCGATGCTTATCCCGCCTCGGCCGACGAGGAAGGCGATCCGGTCAGCCTCGCTGAGGCGCGCTCGCTGACTTTCGCGCACCGGCGCAAGGTGTTTCTGGTCTCGACGCCGACGATCCGGGGGCTTAGCCGGATCGAGCGGGAGTTCGAGGCTAGCGACCAGCGGCGCTATCATGTGCCGTGCCCGCATTGCGACCATGTGCAATGGCTGAAGTTCGAGAAGCTCCGTTGGGACAAGGGCCAGCCGGAGAACGCCGAATATCACTGCGAGGGCTGCGACACACCTATCGCCGAGCACCACAAGACGGCCATGCTGGAGGCAGGCGAATGGCGGGCGACCGCCGAGCCTGAAGATCCCGGCACCGTCGGCTATCATCTCTCGGCGCTCTACTCGCCGGTGGGCTGGCTCGGCTGGGCGCGGATCGCGCGGGCGCATGAAGCGGCCCGAGGCAGCGACGAGGCGATGCGGGCGTTCCGCAACACCGTGCTTGGCGAGACCTGGATGGAGACCGGCGAGGCCCCGGACTGGCAGCGGCTGGCGGAGCGGCGCGAGACGTGGGCACCGGGTACAGTCCCGGCAGGCGGGTTATTCCTCACCGCGGGCGCGGATGTGCAGAAGGACCGGATCGAGGCCGATGTCTGGGCCTGGGGCCGCGGTCTGGAAAGCTGGCTGGTCGATCACATCGTCATCGAGGGCGGTCCCGGTGACCCGGGCTGCTGGCAGCACCTCACCGACCTACTGGGCCGGACATGGGCACATGAGAGCGGACAGCACCTGACCATCGCGCGGTTCGCGATCGACTCGGGCTTCGAGACCAGCGCGGTTTATGGCTGGGCGCGGCAGGTGGGCTTTGCGCAGGTGGCCCCGGTCAAGGGGCTGGAAGGCTTCAACCGGGCGAGCCCGGTGACCGGGCCGACCTATGTCGATGCGACGGTCGGCGGAAAACGCCTGCGGCGGGGTGCACGGCTGTGGAGCGTGGCCACCTCGACCTTCAAGGCGGAAACCTACCGCTTCCTGCGTCAGGACCGGCCGACAGCCGAGGAAATCACTGCCGGTGCATCGTTTCCGCCTGGAACGGTCCACCTTCCGTCTTGGGCCGATGCCGAATGGCTGAAACAGCTGACAGCCGAACAGCTGGTCACCGTCAAGAGCCGCCGCGGGTTCTCGAAGCTGGAATGGCAGAAACTGCGCGAGCGCAACGAGGCACTGGACTGCCGGGTCTATGCGCGAGCGGCCGCCTGGATCGCGGGTGCTGACCGTTGGTCTGACGCGCGGTGGCAGGAGCTGGAGCGGCAGCTGGCGTTGGAAACGGAAGGAGCGGCGACTGAGGCGACCGCGCAACCCACGCCACGCATGTCCGCGCGGCGGCGGACTGTACGGTCGAGTTACATGTCGTAGGCGAGGTCAAAGGTCCTCGGCCGTGCGCAGCTGTTCTGTCGCGTCCAAGACATCGGTCTCGTCCCAGATCGCATCGCGCAATAGGAACTTGTGGCTGTTGGTGTGCTCGATGAACTTCGAGTGGTCGCGCACCACGGCGGCGGGGATCAGCGCCGCTCGCAAAATCCTGTAGTCGTCATTGAAGAGGACGGCGGCCAGGGTGTCGAACCCGTCTGGATTGCGGATCGCGGACAGTTGCCGCGACCCGTTCCGGCGGTGAATGCGGCGTCCCTTGATCTGATACCGCGTCCCGTCTTTGCCTATGGCGTCGAACGCTTTCGCGGAGTTGTTCTCCTGCGCCCAGCCAAAGGCGGAGCAGAAGAGGTATTCGGCGAGATCGCCGGTGGGATTGTTTGCCGATCGCAGCACGTTCCGCGCCCGCAGTTCCTCCATGATCGCGACATGAAGGGCGAGGAGTTCGGCGACCGATCTGTTGTCGAGACTGTCCATGCCTTCGTTATGTCAGGGTAACGGAGTGACTGCCACCACCACGAGATGTTCGTGACGTTGGGTGGCCCGCTCCAGCTGCACGAGGTGATCAATGGCCACTATTGCTGATCTGCGCGCCCGCCGCGACGCCCTCGCCGCTCAGCGGTCCTCGGGCGTCGCGCGCGTCAGCTATGATGGCAAGACCGTGGACTATCGCAGCGTGGCGGAGATCGACCGGGCCATCGAGGCGCTGGATCGCGAGATCGCCGCAGCCGAGGGACGGCGGATCGTGCGCCAGATCCGCGTGACGACGTTGAAGGGGCTGTGATCCATGGGGTTGTTCGACCGCTTCCGCCGCCCTTCTTCCGGCGGGCCCGCTGGCGTGCGCGCCCGACTCGAGGGCGCGATGTCCAAACGCCGGTTGCGTGGCTGGAACCCGCCGCTGGAGAACATCAACTCGCTTGTGGCCTCCGGCGGTCCGCGCTTGCTGGCCCGCGCGCGGGAACTGGTGGTCACCAACGGCTATGCCGCCAATGCCTGCGAGGCCTTTGCGTCCAACATGGTGGGCGACGGCATCAAGCCCTCATCGCTGCTCGAGGATGCAGGCCTGCGGGATCAGGTCCAGCGGCTCTGGCTGGCCTGGACCGACGAGGCGGACGCCGACGGGCTGACCGACTTCTACGGCCTGCAGGCCATGGTCGCCCGCGAGATGTTCGTGGCGGGCGAATGTTTTGTGCGCTTGCGTCCGCGCCGGGCCGAGGACGGGCTGCTGGTGCCGCTGCAGATGCAGCTGCTGCAATCGGAAATGCTGCCCTTCGAGAAGACCGGAACAGCGGCGAACGGCAACCGCATCCGCTGCGGGATCGAGTTCGACGCCATCGGCCGGCGCGTGGCCTATCACTTCCGCCGCAGCCATCCCGGCGACAGCACCGATCAGCGCGTGGCAGTGCCGGAGACGGTGCGGGTTCCGGCGGAGGACGTGCTGCACATCTACCGCCCCATCGATGCGGGCCAGATCCGCGGGCTGCCGCATGTGGCGCCGGCCATGGTGCGGCTGTTTTTACTCGATCAGTACGACGACGCGGAACTGGACCGCAAGAAGACCGCGGCGATGTTCGCGGGCTTCATCACCAAGACCGCGCCCGAAGAGCCGATGATTGGCGAAGCCGAGGCGGACCTCGACGGTGCGGCCATGGCCAGCCTTGAACCCGGCACCCTACAGGTGCTGCTCCCCGGCGAGGACGTGAAGTTCTCCAGTCCCGCGGATGTGGGCGGCGGCTACGAGGCTTTCCAGTACCGGACGCTGCTCGCCGTGTCAGCCTCGTTGGGGCTGCCGTATCACCTCGTCACCGGCGATGTCCGGCAGGCCAACTATTCGAGCCTTCGGGCCGAACTGGTCGAATTCCGCCGCCGCGTGCAGCAGCTCCAGCACGGGGTGATCGCGCATCAGCTCTGCCGCCCGATCTGGGCGCGTTGGCTGGAGACCGCGCAATTGGCGGGTCGGCTCGACCTGTCCGATCCGGCGGCTGCGCGCATGGTGCAATGGATCCCGCCGCGGTGGGACTGGGTCGATCCGCTGAAGGACATCCAGGCGCAGGTGCTGGCGATGGAAGCGGGCATCACCTCGCGGCGCAAGGTGGTCGAGGCCACCGGCTACGACGTCGAGGAGGTCGACCGCGAGAACGCGGTGGATGCCAAACGCGCCGAGGCGCTCGGGCTGCGCTACCGCACCAGCCCCGGCGAGACGCAGGGCGCGCGGGCCACGCCATCCAGGCGGCCAAAACCCCGCGATGGTGATGGCGATGACGGCGAAGAGGACGCCGGGGCCGCCACGCCCGACAACACCCAACAGGAGTAAATCCATGAACAGCTGGTACACGATCCGCGCCCGGAATGAGGGCGCGGAGGTGCTTATCTATGACGAGATCGGCGCCTATGGCATTTCGGCGCGGGGCTTTCTGGCCGAGCTGGGCGCGCTTCCAGAGGGCACGGCCATCGACCTGCGCCTCAACAGCCCCGGCGGCTCGGTCTTCGATGCCGTCGCGATCCACAACGCGCTGAGCCGCCATGCCGGCACGGTCACCGTCTGGATCGACGGCATCGCCGCCTCGGCGGCGAGCTATATCGCCATGGCGGGCGACGAGATCGTCATGCCGGAAAACGCCTTTCTGATGATCCACGACCCGTCGGGACTGGTGATGGGCACGGCGGCCGACATGCGCGACATGGCCGGAACGCTGGACAAGATCGCGGCGAGCATGATGCGCGGCTATGCCGCCCGATCCGGCAAGCCCGGGGATGAGATCGTAGCATTCATGGCGGCCGAGACATGGTTTGATGCCGCCGAAGCGCTGGAGGCGGGGCTGGCCACGCGCATGGCGGAGCCCGTGCGCATCGCGGCCAGCTTCGACATTGGCCGCTTCCGCAATGCGCCGCCGGAACTTGTCGAGGCGGTCGAGCCTGCCGAGCCGACTGACGCCCCCACGGCGGCCGACATCGTCGAAGACGTCAACGATGTTGACCCTGCACCTGACCCTGTGCCGCACACGCACGCCACCAACGATGTTGTCTCGGGTGCGGATCCTGCGCCGCCACCCGGGACGGACGATCCCGACAGCACTGTTGCAGCCGCCAACACTGCGCCTGACGCGACCGCCATCCGCGCCGAGGCCATCGCCCATGCGCGCACCGTCGTCGATCTTTGCCGCCTCGCGGGACAGCCGCAGATGGCCGGTCGGTTTCTCGAGGAGGATGCCAGCCTCGATCAGGTGCGCGCCAGTCTCCTGGACGCCCGCGCCGATGCCGCGCCGCAGATCACGCCGCATCACCCGCAACCCGGGCCAAGCCCCACCACGCGCCCGTGGGGCGATGTCATCGCCCGCACCTTCAAGCTCAAAGGATAAGACCCCATGACCACACTGACAGAAGGCACCCATCCCGGCGGCTTCCTCGTCTGGGAAGCGCACCGTGATTACACCCGCGAGACGATCACCGTCGCCTCCGGCACGCTTCAACCCGGCACCGTGCTGGGCAAGATCACCGCTTCGGGCAAATACGCCGCCCACGACCCCGCGGCCGTCGATGGCACCGAGACCGCCGTCGCCGTGCTCTGGGGCAAGGCAGACGCGAGCGGGGTCGATGCGCCGGCCGTCGCGCTCATTCGCGGCCCTGCTATCGTCAATCGCCACGACCTCGTCTTTGCCGGCACGCCCAGCGACCCCGAGATCGCCGCCGCCCACGCCGCGCTCCTCGCCGCGGGCATCCTCGTCCGCTGACGGCGGGCCGATTCAAACCCAATTCCTGACCCGGAGGCATTCCCATGGCCACCATGGACATCTTCGAAGGCGATGCCTTCACCATCGTCGAGCTCACCCGCGCGCTCGAGAACATCCCCTACAAGCCCGCGATCCTGTCCGGCGCGGGGCTCTTCGGCAGCCGCGGTGTGCGCACGCGCACCGTGATGATCGAGAGCCGCGACGGCACGCTGTCGCTGATCCCGTTCTCCGAACGCGGCTCGGCTTACGACAGCCAGATCCCCGAACGCCGCGAGATGCGCGCGTTTGTCTGCCGCCAGTTCAAGAAGCAGGACGTGCTCTGGGCCTCGGAAATCCAGGCGATCCGCGACTTCGGCTCGGAAACCGCTGTCCAGCAGGTACAGGCGGAGGTCGCACGCAAGCTGGGCCGGCTCCGCAATGACGCCGAGGCGACCTTCGAGTTCCACCTCTTCAACGGCATCCAGGGCGTGGTGAAGGATCCGAAAGACGGGGCCACGGTCATCGACTACCACGCCGAGTTCGGCATCGCCCCGACGGCGGAGGTCGACTTCGACCTCGACAACGCCACGCCCGCCTCCGGCGCGCTGCGCAAGCGCTGCCAGGCTCTGATCGAGAGCGTCGAGGACAGCCTTGGCGGGCTCGCCGCTGGCCAGGTGCAGCTGCGCGCCGAATGCGGCTCGGCCTTCTTCGCCGATCTCGTCGCCCACAAGGAGGTGCGTGAAACATACCTGAACACGGCCGCGGCGGCCGATCTGCGCGGACGCGTGGGCGAGGAGGTCAGCTTCGGCGGCATCACCTTCCGCCGGTATCGCGGCGGGCTGGGCTTCGGCGTGCCCACCGACAAGGCGTACTTCTATCCCGAGGGTGTCGAGGGGCTGTTCGAGATCTACTATGCGCCGGCCGACACCTTCGAGACGGTCAACACCGTGGGCCTGCCGCTCTATGCGCGGATGATCCCGGATCGCGACCGCGACGAATGGGTGCGCCTCGAAATCGAGAGCAACCCGCTGCCGATCTGCACCCGCCCGCAAGTGCTGCGCAGCGCGCGGCGGACGTGATGACCGCGGTTGGCATGGCGTTAGACGCGCTCTTCGCGGATGACAACATCGCCCGCGAGGCGGTCTACACCACCGATGGCGGCGTGCCCGTCCTGATCCGCGTGGTCACCCGCCGCGCGGACGACGTCTCCGGCTTTGGCGACGCGCGGATCTGGTCGGAGACTACGCGGATCGATCTGCGTGTGGCGGAAGTGCCCGCCCCGCGCCCCGGCGACCGGATCGAGATGGACGGCCAGGCGTTTCTCATTCAGGGCGAGCCCGTTCGTGACCGTGAGCGGCTCGTCTGGACCATCGATCTCAGGCCTGCGTGATCCCCATGAAGCTCAAACTCGACATAACCCCCGATCTGGCCACCATGATGGCGGCGGAAATCAAGGCGGGCGAAAAGGCCGTCACCGCCGCCACTCGCGAAGCCGGGACCGGTCTCAAGACCGCCTGGCGCAGCCAGATCACCGGCGCCGGGCTTGGGCAGCGGCTGGCCCGCACGATCAGATCCGAGCAGTATCCGAAGGGTCAGCCCAGCCTGAACGCCGCAGCGCTGGTCTGGTCGAAAGCGCCCGATATCGTCAGCGCCCATGACACCGGCCCGCTGATCCGCTCGCGCAATGGCTTCTGGCTGTCGATCCCGACCGCAGCCGCCGGCAAGTCCCGCCGCGGCGGCCGGATCACTCCGGTCGAATGGGAACGCCGCACGGGTCTGCGCCTGCGCTTCATCTACCGCCGGTCCGGCCCCAGCCTTCTGGTGGCCGAGGGGCGGCTGAACAAGGGTGGTCGTGCCGTAGCCTCGCGATCGAAGACCGGCCGTGGCCTGACCACCGTGCCGATCTTCCTGCTGGTCCCGCAGGTCAAACTGCCGAAGCGGCTGGATCTCGACCGTGACACCGAGCGGGCGCATGACAGCATGCCGGGGTTGATCGTGGCAAACTGGGTGGATGGAAGATTAACTGGTGTGGCGGCGATGCGTGGCTAAGAAAATCAAGTTGCGGCATCCACGAATCTTTCCATTGGAACTTGTGGTTGCTGCACATCATAGTCGCCGCCGGTGATTTCGTGATCCGGAAAGCGCTGCCGGAGAAACTCTAGCATTGCCTCCGATACCGGACCTCCGACCAAAAAAGTACCGAAGCGTTGTCTAAACTCCTCCCAGCGTTGGGAGACGACACCTTTGCGTCTTTCACCCGGACATACCCAAATCCAATCAAGGAGCATCTGTTTGCTCTGCTTTTCGTGTGGACGGAAGCAGCATGCACCGATAATTCGAAAATCGTTGTCACGAAAAATATAGCCGATTGCTTTGGGGTCATGGTAACCTTTGATCTCCCATTGATGCATGTCGTATCCAAACTCACGCTTGAAAACCTTCGCGCGCCAATAGATTGATGTTCGGAGCCACTCGGGAGACTTAAGATCGACCCATATTATTTCATGATTGCTTTCATATTCTGCCCTTAGTTTTGATGAAGGCTCCGGCTTGAGAGCTTCAATAAAACCGTTGTGCCTTTCCTCATTATGCCTTTGTTCTTCCTGCGGGTCTCCTTCGACATACGACAGGCCACAAAGTTCACATCGCTTTAATCCCATTTCCACTCCCAGAAAGTTGGTTGCTTTATACCCTCGCATGTCAGTTTGAAGATGATCCATCAAACTTTGGCAACACCGCTAAGTATTCCGAAATTCATAAAGTGGGAAGTCAACTTCTTCTGGGAATGCACGCCATTTTTCAGTGAGAGAGTTCGTGCTCATGCCCTACGAAGCTATCCTCGTCGCGCTGCACACGCGTCTCGTAAAGCGGCCTGCTCCCCCCTGAGAGGCAAGGCTCTGCCTAAGCGCATGCCAACTGACTGTCTGCTGATCCTGCTTGACGGCGAATTTGGTGAACCGACGTTGACGCCGTGTTCACCATGCTGACCGCCGGCAACGACGCACCTCGGTTCGGGACCGGCGCGTGACACTTCATCATTCGCAACCGCGCCCGCAGTCCTTATCCGCCCACCCACCGGAGCCTTCCCATGCCCTCGACCCGCGAGACGATCCTTGCTGCGCTGACGGCGCAGCTCGCCGCGCACGCGGGGACCGAGGTCCGGCGCAATGCGGTTTTGCCCGAACGCGTGCTGACAGGCGGGCTGGTGATCGTGCGCGATGGCAACCCGGGGGAACCCGACGTGACGCTGGGCCCGTGGCGGGCCTATTACCGGCACCGCGTGGAGATCGAGGCGTTCATGCCGCCGGGCGCGGCGGAGGCAGCGCTCGACGCGCTGCTTGCCCGCATCGGGGCCGCACTGGCGCATGACGACAGCCTCGGCGGGCGGGTCGAGCTGATGACACCCTCGGCGCCGGAGCTGCAGCCGGTGCCGGTGGAAGGCGGCGCGCCGTTTCTGGCGGCCGCGCTGGCGGTCACGCTGGAATACCAGGTCAGCGACCCGCTGAGCGGGTGAGCGCGCCGGACAGGCGCGGCCATCTCGAGACATCACATCTGCACATCACAGGGAGGATCAGCATGGGCAAGCAACGCGCCTATGGCGCCGATGCCACACTCAGGGCGGTGCGGGAGACACAATATGGTGGGGCCACCACGGGCCCGGTGCGGGCGCTCGATTTCAAGACGGCGGATCTGTCGGCGAGCATCCCGCTCGGCGACGACCCGCTGCTGGGGCGCGGGCGCAATGCGCAGGACCCGTATCGCGGGCTGGTCACCGATGAGGG